AACCAAAAGTGCCGGCTAGACTAGGGTTGCTGACTGAACCTTGAAGTGTGGGCCATGAAAGTTTCCAGTCATCGCTGCCCACATACACCCAGACATTGTCCATGTTTTTATACCAGCCGCCGTTGCCAAGAGCCACTGCGGTCACAGCATAATCGCCAATGGTGCCAATTGTAGTAAGTGGAGTATAGTTGCCACCAGCATAGTTTACCACATCTGCTGTGTCTGTGATCACAATGGGGACATAATTTGTAAATTCGCCAGTGGTTTGATTCCACTGAAACACCCCCCAGGTGCTGGTGCTGGTATCTAACCAGTATGTGCCATTGGCAGGATCGCCTGTGGGGCGACTCAAACTTGCAGATAATTCTGTTAGGTCAATATCAACACGCTGAACATAAGCACGGTTTGTGACCCCCAATGAACTATACGCTGCCAACAAACCATATTCGTTGAGTTCGTAACCATTGATTGGTGTTCCAGTTGTGGTGTTGTAAAAGAATGGCACACCAAATGTGGCTGCCAAATCACGCTGACTGGTAATGAGATAAGTTTTGTTTGCATTGGCAGCGGTTGTGCCTGCTGCCACGCCTACACCGGCTGCGTCAGCTTTGTTCTGTGCTGTGGCAATTAAAAAATAAGGGACTGTGTTTACAGCAGAAGGGATATATTGACTTTCGTCAATTATTTGTACTTCTACGCCTGGTGATACTAGTGCCATGGTTGATTCCTTTTCAAGTTATTGATATTTATTGGCATACCCAAAAAAAGGTGTTTTACACCGCCCTTTGCCAAAGGTCCAGGTGCTAAATACCCAATGAGACCCATTTGTCAAGCCTGCAATCAACGCCCTTGTGCTGTGAACTATATCCGGGAAGATGTCACACACTACCGCAGCCGCTGTGAAACTTGCCAACGCCGGGGGCGAGGAATCAAGCCCAGAGAACCGCGTTGGAAATCAGCAGGCTACAAGAAAAAACCCGCATGTGATAGATGCGGGTTCAAGGCAAGATTTACTAGTCAGTTGTTAGTGTATCATGTGGATGGAGATCTCAACAACACAGCATTGAGAAACCTACGCACAGTATGCCGAAATTGTGTGGAAGAAATAGCCCGGACAGAAGTTACTTGGCGGGCGGGTGATCTTGAACCAGACGCTTGACCTGTTGATATAAATTGTCCAGTGTGCTATTGTTGTCCAGCACTACGTCAAACTGTGTGCCCACCCAACTTGTTTCACTAGCATGCACCCCCAGTTGATCTAATCGACGCCCACTCAATGCCCAGGTGCTGTTACCATTGGGTCCACGATTTACACTCACAGCCGCATCATACCACTCAGGTTCAGGCCCACGCACCACACGCACCACAATGCCTCCTGCTTGTTTAATTGCTTGGATCTCGTTGGGAAATCTGCAATCACTTATAACAACATCATCCTTTGAATTGCGTAGTTTGTTTTCCAGGCTGGCAATCCAGATGTCATCGTGAAAGTTTTTGCGGCATACTTCTGTGCCCCATTGTTGTAGAATAAAACGTGGAGTCAAGTGCGGTATGCCCAGTCGTTCAGCCCACCATGGATCCACTTGCTCACGCCATTCACGGGCCTGCTTTGTGCGGCCTTCCAGCATGGTTCTGTCCCAACCAAACACTTGTGACACAGCGTCTTTGAGTGTGTTGGCAAAACTTTCTCTGCGAAAGTGATGCAAATTCACAAGATAATCTGCAATGGTATCTTTGCCTGAGCCAATAAATCCACAAATTCCAATTATCATTTAAAATCCTGTAATGTCGTCTCGTGTGTTAACCGCATTGATAATGTCATACCCAGTGGCTTTTTTAAAATTGTCCTTGGTATTTAACACTACATTTTCAAACTGATGATAGTTGTGCTCGACCATATTTTTCACTCGAGTCCGGTCAAAGTTGCCATTCAACCACTGCTTGACATGCTCAATCACAGTGTTCAATCTTTCAATAGGGTCTAATATGTTGTCATATGACGGTGTGTCAAACATGTTATCAAAAGTTTCAAACCCCAGGGTCTTTAAATATTGACAACTATTAATATCACCAGCAATGACAAAAGGTTGATTGTTGAGTATGGTCAAATACGTTTTCTCAGACAGCCAAGGTGGTGTGTAATTCATGCCTGTTTCAGCAATCAACCGAAACAATGAATTGCTATACATTTCATGATCATAAGGTATACCACCATAGTGTATGTCATGGACTTGCATGGTGGGTGTCACATTGTCCGGAGATTGTTGATACTTGTTTATAAATTCAACAAATTCAGCATCTGACAGTTCAGGCAACACATTTTTAGTCTGTTGCCACATGCCTTGATGCATGAAAAAACTGTAATTGCACTGTTTGAGTAAATCTTGTTGATGCAGTTTATACAGCAAGCCAGCACGATTTATTTTGTGAGGTTTTCCAGTCAAAAACAAATAATGGTCAGCGTCTGGATTCCAGGTTAAATTAATTTTGCTTTTGTGTCTGACCACAATTTCCTGATGAGACCGCAAAAGACAAAAATCAACGAACACCACTTGATTTTGCAGTTGCTGCCAACTGATATTATCTTTGGCCCAGGTGGTTGTAACCCAGGTGGTAGGAATACCGCGAGAGTAAAAATATTCATCAACTGTTTTGCAGTAATCTGAACACTCATAAGTTTCCCACAACACAGTCAAAAAAACATGTGTGGGTTTTTTAGCAACAATTTTGTTGCAAAATATTTCTACCGCGGTGTCAGAGCAACTGTTGAACAAAAATTCAGCAGATCGAGAAATGATCATGCTAGTTCAGTTATGTTTAAATGTTGCAGAGTTGCTTGTAACAAATCAATTTGTCTGCGACAGTCTTCCAGCGCATGGTGACTGGTAGCAGGCTTGGGCAACCCTGGCCACAAACTATACACTGTTCGTGCATCACGAATCTTGTAATACTGCCAAGGCAGGGGTTTGTGATAACTCTTGTAGGCATGCTCCAGGATGTTGGCATCGTATGTGGGACCATTCATCCAGATACGATTGCACTTCCAGCATAACCGGTGTAATTCATCCAGTGCTTGATCTAGCGGAATTCGCCCATCTTCAGCAAAGGCTTCTTGTTGGGCTTCTTTTTGTGTAGCCCACCAGTTTATAGTGCCTTGTTCAATGGTACGATTCTCTTGGCTTTCAAGATCTACTCGAGCATAGTATTTGTGTTCGTAGTAACCTGTGCCCAGCGGATCAAATGCCTGAGCCGCAATGGTCAGTATTGTTGCTTCAGGGCCAGTGGCCAAACCTTCAATGTCGATCATTAAGTCCATACCGCATTATAGCATGAAATTTAAAAGAAAGTACGAGCAGTTTAGCCAATAACAAATGTAAGTGGTTGTGACCCATCCACATACATTTTGAGTTGCTCAATTAGGCCATCCATTTGGGTCTGTGCTTCTGACTTCATGGCAGCACCGTTTAGACTACCGCCACCTTGTGGTCCAGCTATGGTGCCAAATTTCTCACGTGCCTCGCCAATGATCATTTTGCAATTGGCCACCATGTAGTCTCGTATCCACTGACTGATTTGAAAGTCATTCAACAAGTTAAATTCGGGTTTTAAGTTATAACTCCACAGCAACACAGTTTCGCCTGACCCTTTGGGATCACGAATCAGTTGCAATTTCTTTGTGACAGGATTCCATGTGTAGTTCATGTATGCACCAAACATGCGTCCAGCCAATTCAATATACTGACTGTAGAAGTCATAGGTAGCAAGGCCGCCCGCCACGTTGAAGTTCATGAGGTAAACGTTGATTGACGCTTGTGCAAATGGATCAAAGTTTGATGCAAACGGTCCTGAGCTATCGCCAAAAGTTCTACGGAAGATTTGGCGCACACTAATGACTTCTTGGGGCAGCTCGTAGATGTTGACATCTGTGACCAACTGCATAAAACTGTAGCTTTCTTCATAGGCATTGTTGGCTCGCTGGCGATAAGTGCCAATGGTTTTTTGATAGGCTGCTTCGTAGTGTGAAGGATCTAGTTCTAGGTCAATGATGTCGCCGCCCAATTGAAGTTTGACATATTCAATTAAGTTTTGCTTTAGTGTGGGCAGTGATTGTTGTTGCTGTTCTGGCATCTGGAACTCCGGTTCCTGTATTTATTGCGATTCCTGCAGTTCTTTTGCTCTAATTTGATTTATGGGGATGGTTTTATTTTTAAGAGTAGCATGAATTTGCCGGTATTTCATGTCATTAGGACCAGGGCAAAACTTGCACTGAGGCAATACTGAGTCAATGTTTTTTAAAATATCAACACCCTGTTGCTCCACTTGATCTACGGTGTAGGGCTGATAAGCATTGATCAGTTCTCGATCAGCTGAGCTGATTGCCAATGGATGCTGACGATCGAACTCAGCAAACAACGGGGCAGGTCCGCATTTGTTCAAGGTGCCGCGGATAAAATGATAGTTTTTCCATTGCACAAAACCACAGTGCTTGTGTGATATCTCTGGATCGTTGTTGAACAACGTCAGCTCTCCGTTGCTGTTTTTGGTAACAGCAGCATTGTAAAAATTGTCTTGAATCCAAAAACACACCCTTACCCCATTCACGTCCAACAGTGCCAAATCAGCGCCAAGTGTTGATTTTTCTTCATCAGTTTCTTGTTTGTTGGTGAACATCTGAATAGGTTCACAAAGAAATTTTTTGGCTTCTTGTATATAAAAATCCAAGTCTTCTCTATTGTGAACACTGATACCAACCCAGTGTTTGAATACTGCGGGATCAGTGTGCCAAGACAGCAGTG